ATTCTTGGAGTTCGGCAATTTTAGAGGGGTTATTTAATTTCAATCTAAAACTAACAAGGTCATCGCCTCGGAAACCCAAAGTGTATAGATGAATAATTCCAATTTTTTCAAGTTCCGAGATAACTGCTCGCTGAAGTCTTTGGATTGTTCTCGCAAAACGAACATCTTTCTGTGCTAGGGTTGTCTTATCTTCCCCTCCGCCCTCTTCGCCGTTCGAAAGATAGGCTGCTGGGATTTTTAAGGCTGAGAACATCTTATCTCTTAAATATTTTACATCATCGATGTCTCCCGTGAACTGTCCGCCCGCTAATGTTTCGATTTTGGAGGATTCTCCGCCTCGAACAGGGATGAAATAATCTTCTTCTACAGATAATGGATTATATCTAAGATCAACACGTCCGGTGTTTGCATCGACTACCTGATTTCGTTTCATCGATGTGACGGTTTTCTGAACGAATTGTTCGACATCATTGGGTGCGATATTGCCCACATCAATGTAAAAGACTCTCCTTTCTGAAGATCTGACAATTCGATATGCCATCATTGCATCTTCCATCAAAACAAGTTGTCTCCAGATTCTACGTCCGGCATCCAAGACGGATGTGCCATATGGGGTATACTTGTCATTACCCAAAATTCTAAAATGAGCTATCTGCCAGTTTTCGAAAGTCATACCAGCAGAGTTCCACTGATATTGAACATAGTTTGGATTTGTCGGATCTTCTCCCTCTAATTTTTCAACCTCTCGTAGTGGAACGGGCACAACATTTTTGATTCCGATTCTGTCGTCAATGTCCAGATAGAGGATAAAGTCACCAAATTTGCACATAGAGCGGCACCAACCAAATAAGTTGTGGTCTACATTTAAGACATTTTCATAAAGAGATCCAAGAACAGACTTAATTTCCTCATTTGCGCAATCAATATGCATCATAGGAGACAAAGCAGAGTGTGTCGTCATCTCGTCTGCATATATATCCAAGGCGGAAGCAATTTCAGGCATATACTCCATCTGCTCATAATCAACATATCTTTCGGCACGATTTTGTTGTGCCATAATTTTGGAATGCATAACATCAAAAGGGCTATATTCAGCTTTTCTAAATTGTTGACCAGATGCTGATTTAAATTGTGTGGCATATTTATCTAATGCTGTTCTACGAATCTTTCGATTCATCTGTGTTCGCCAATTTACTATTGGCCCAGAAAATAATCGAGTAAGCCTTCTAAAAAGTTCTGATTGTGGATTATTGGGGTTCTTCTTCTGATCTGCCATTTATTTATCCTTTAATGAGCCATGAATATTTTTGATAATTTTCTTTTGATTGAAACATCTTTTCATCTAAAGTTTGCTTTCTGTTATATCCTTGCATGCCCGGTATTGTTGTGTTGACTTTTGTATCAACTTTAATTATTGATCCCAAACATGCCTTCTTATAATCAACTTCTCTCTTATTTACTGTCAACGCTGTATCCCTTACCCAACAAGCAATTGCGAGAGCCATTATTAAATCATCATTATATCCCCGCATGGCTTGGGGTTTGCCATTTTGCCAAATAAAAGTTCGCAATTCATTGGAAAGACGAACAGAGTATACTTTAATTAGTTTGTTTCTGATGAATTCTTCTAATTTTGCTACGATAAGAGGTCTTGTCTTTGAAGAAGTCGTAAATCCGGGAACAGCAGAGTTGCTGGTTTCTCCCTGATGACTCTCTATAAAATCGTGAGTTCCCTTTATGGAGTAATATATATTTGGATATTGTAGGTCGATTAATTTCTCTAGGATAGAAATACCAATACCGACGTTTTCTACCACTAAAAGACAGTTGCCGTATTCCTTGCCCGCTTGTTGCAATACATTTGCATACATATCCAGATTTGGTTTACCCTGATATTCTGCTACTATTTCCATTGTATCTAAATTTAAAATATGAAAGACAGAATAGTCTGCACCGTCTCCACGGGCGACATCCGCCACCAGCAAATATGTGCATTCGGGATTATATTGTTCCCATATCCACATGTTTCTGTCAAAACCTGTTCTATATTTTGGATCACAAACTGAATTTTCAATCGATGCTATATCATCCGGATGAATTACACTCTCTCCAGACGTATTAAAATTGCATTCTAATTCTTGCGCGATTTCTCGGCGAGACATATTCCTCGTCTCTTTATTGAACCATTCCTGATCTCTATCCGGATGAACATGCCAAGGCAAGTCGATTGAGTGGAAATCATTATTTCCCTCGATTGACTCTACATATGTCTTGTGAAACCAATTTCCAACCCCATTCGGAGTTGATAAGGCGATAACGCGGCCGCCTGTAGAGATTGTGGGATACAAGCCAGCCCATAACTCAGTTAAATTCTCAACGTGGGCTGCCTCGTCTATAACCAAGAGCGAAAGAGCCTCTGATCGACCTGCGTCTCCCGAGGTTGAAGCTGCTTGGATCTGCGACCCGTTCGAGAGTTCAAAAGAGGATCTATTATCAATCGAAATTTCCGCAATTGTAATCCATTCTGGCAAATTTTTCATAATTGCTTTTACTTTCTTTACCAAATTCGATGCTGTTTTAAATTTTGTTGCCATAACAAGAATATTCTTGTCTCGATGGAACAACATTAACCACACAACATAGCCCGCTGCAATAGTAGATATACCAAGCTGGCGAGCCTTAAGGATTACGTTAAAGCGGTAATCATTAAAATCCCTAAGCAATTCAGCCTGATACGGGTATGTTTTAAACGGTATCAGACCTTCCATGGGGTGAGATATTCTTGCGTAGTTGTCAATAAAATAAACTGGATCCTTTCCACTTTTTAATATTTCAGCTACTATCTCTTTTTTAGATAAGGTGTAAGACATTTTATCTACTTATTCGTTGAACGAGCCTTCCTTAAGAAATTTTTGGTATTTCACATCCATAGGATTTTCTACCCCTTCACCGAGGGTCTCAACTCCCTGCATACCGGCGATCTTGTAAAGTCTATGAGCCATAACAAATGTTCTTACTCTGGAAGTATGTTGCACAATACACTTACTCTCCCCCTGTGGGGTGATGGAAAGATTATTACCCGTTAATGATCGGAACTCTTTTTTAATAAAGTCAGCGATGGCTTGTAATCTAGCCTCGCATTCCTCCTCAAAGCCCCCGGAATAGACATCCTTAATGCGAATGTTTGCCTCATAATTAATTTGAAGCATATCACCAATGATTTTTACACCAAAGCCATCTGAAACGCGGCTGTCGGTAATTGGACAACCCTCCTCTCTGGATAAGCCCACTTCTTTCGTGTCGCCCGATGTAAATCTTGCATCATGCGCTCCGTCGTAAGCATTTGCGGCAGCTTGGTATATTCCTTGAATTATTTCTAGTGTTGTAGCCATATTATTAAATTTCCTTTATTTTAATCTTCATCGCCATGGGGTTCCATGCCAGCGTCTTCTGGATCAACATATCCTGAAGCAACAGCAGCACTGATTCCACCCAAAAGGTGATCTTGAATATATTCTGCCATAATATAAGCAACATGATTGCGAAGATCTTTGTGACTTAATTCTACCCAACTGGCCAGTGTCTTCATGTATCTTGCAAAGTGAGGCTCTTCGGTATATTGATGACCCTTCTGTCCGCCGGTTCTTTTGAAGTCGATAACATTTTTCATGTATCTTTGCATTTCTGCGCCAAGATTTTCGGCATTTCCTAAAATTTGTTTGATTTTTTCAGTGAGTCTGTCGCCTTTGTGATATTCTTCTTGAAATTTGATAAAAGATAGAGGGTCGGCCGAGTCAGGCTGCATAAGCTCTGGCATTTTCATGAGCAATTTATCTTCTTCTTTTGCCCTGCGTGCATCTTTTTCTGCACCGCGCACCTTTGCGGCATCAGCTTCAACTTCTTTAGTTGCTGCAAGCATATCTGCCCAGCTTTCATACATTATGTTTTCTACTTCTTCTTTAATGATTCTTACCAATTTGGTTTTAGTGATTTTCATTTTTGTCTCCCGGTCTCCAGCCTGTATACCACCTAGATTCTCTTCCTTCAACCCACTGTATATAGCATTTAAAACAACAATCAAACTTTGCCATGTAAACGTCATCTCTTAATTCAAAAGAATATGTCTGACAAACAGGGCAATTTCTATTGTCATCTTTATTAAATAGTTTTTTAGAAATTAAAAAACCATCCATTTCAATTTTTTCGTTTTTTTCTTCTTGCTTTTTTTCTTTTTCATATAAATCTTTGATCTGCTGCTGATATTCTTTTTCTTTTTCATCGTTCCAGTCAGCTTTTGGGTGTTTGATAGCTTCTTTTCCATATTTTTTGGAAATAGCCACTTCATATTTGGCAATCTCATTTAAATCTTTTTTCATTTGTTCACCGCATAAGTTATACCGACAGTTGTGACAACCCCTACTGCAAATCCTCCGATAATTCCCCACACTAAAGCATTAGTTCCGGGCTTCTTTGCTATAATTTTGTTTAGTTGCCCAATCTCTTTGTTTTTAATTTCAAGGGTTTTCTGAAATCCCTCTCGTTCAGTAGTCAAAGTAATATTAATTTGAGCAATGTCTAAATCAAATTGTTTTTGTCTTTTTTGCAGCTCAAACCCCAGCTTTAGCTCATACTCTTCTTTTAGGAACTTCCTATTAGCTATAATTCTTGCAGTCGCTGCGGGGTCGAATAAGGTGCCTGTGAAGGGTGCTTGACTACCCTGCTGGATGAAGGTGAACTTTCCATCTGAAGCAATCGCACTACCACCACCACAAACCATCAAGAACAGTAGCATACATATTTTATTTAACATAACTAAACCCAAACTGATCTTCGATTTCTTCTGCTAGTTGATCCGGCTGTTCTTCGAAGTCTCTTTCTATTCTTTTAACGTCTTCTTCTTTTGACTTTTGCAAGTTTTCCAAAGCTTCATCGTATTTTCGTGTCAGATCTGCAATTTCTTTTTCATATTTTGCAATTGATTCTTCTCGGAGCTTTAGCTCCTGCTGGTGGAGTCTTTTAACGTTTTCTAGCTGCTCTTGATAGCTGACAGTCATTACTTCCATGGATTTTTTAAGT